TGGGCACCGCTTAAATATGCCCAGCCCTTCACAGTTTCAATAGGGTAGTCTGGATCAAGGGTATGCAAGGAAGCGCTAAGTGGGTTAATTCCGTCCCAAGCGTAGGCTCCTATTCCGTTGTGCATGACAATTTTAGGAGTAGCTCCGAGGATAGAAGAAAACGAATACACCCCACCGAATGGGGTATTAGTTCCACCGATGGTAGTGTCTAAACCAGTAGCAACTTGCAATCCATCTGCATACAGCTTGTCTCCAAATATAGATATTACATTACCATTCCAAAAGAAAACGCCCCGACCTGGAGAGGCAGCACCAGGGGGAGTTAGCGCCAACTCCATGCCGGGACGTTTGAATATACTAATTACTTCAGCTTTATCTATCTCAGCATAACAATTTACAAGGCGAGCATCTTTATCTACCGAAGTATTACGGTTACCTGTCATGACCGTAAGCGGCAATCTCGGCGGAAGTTGAACTGACTGATATTGAGCCATTACCGGAAAGCCCCCGCAAGATAAGTTGTAGACCTTTCATCGGGAGCGAACCTAGTCTCGGCATCTTCAATGTCGAAGTTCTCCAAAAGCTCTCGATAGTATGTTGCTCTCTGGGCGCACCGATCCATGATAGCCTGAGGTTGCCCTGTAGATATATCATCAGCAAGTCCCCAACGTAGGGCAATCCGCCATTCTTGGGGGAAGGCTACATTCTCTTGGAGGTTTGCTGTTGTAAGGGCTTGAGCTCTAATTAAAACATGCGCAGTATTATTGGCCTCCGTAATATCTGGGGTATTCCAGAAATGCACAATCGTGGTAGTAGCTTGCTTATCCACGAAGTAAGAACTAACAGTCCCATCGTTACCGGATACCTGAGACAACCGCAGCCATTCTTCCCACCCCAACACAATCAAGGGACGCCTAGCGTTACTTACAACTTCCAGCATGTATGCTTGCATAACTTGAATCGGGCGACTAACATCAACGTCCCCGCCAAGGTTAATCGTATACGCACCCTTACCAGCCACCAGGGGGATAGCTAGGTCTTGGTGAAGAAATAACTTCAGCCCTTGAGTTTGCCAAAGATTTACAAGGTCAACTAGCCTACGATGGTTTGTGGCTAGTTGCTCACTGTTAGCTTCTTCACCCTCTTGAAGCAAGCCAGTATCGTGCATGGCATCGTTGATTATGCCATAGACTGTATTGGAGCTTGCGTTAGGCATTATCGCACCTTCTTAAGTTCGAGGATAACAAAGAACGCGCCTGTGCCTGTGACAGTTACGTTTATGCCGCCCGTCACTCCTGCGCCTGCATTATTCCAGAGGCCGCCAAAGCCTGCGAAACAATGACTCTCAGACTGAGATAGGTTAAGAATCGGCTCGTCTACCGTAGCGTCCCAAGCAACTTGAACAGATGTAGCATCGCCAACACTATAATGAATGTACTCAATCCTTACCCATGAGGGCGATCCGGTTAGAGTACTAATATCCAACGCATCTGCGGTAGTGAACTTAACTACCGCATTACGTGGCCCATCAACAAGTACTTGAATGGCCATGATAACTCCTTAGCGTTCTACAGCGGCCAGAATGTAATCCATGGTCATAGTCTTCGCCGCGGCTGCGCCTGTTTGGATCCCAAAGCTAACATTCAAAAGACTAGCGGGAAGGGTAGCTGAGGTTACGCTTAAAGATGCGGCGTACCGATCGTCTACATAAAGCCGAATCAAATCTCGGCCATTGTATGCAAACCCAAGGATCATGTCAGTTTTAGATACTCCGGGAATAACGGCACTTACCCGAGCAGATGCGCCAGCACCAAGGGCTGATGTACCGAGCACATCCAAGGAACCACTAGCCTTTTGGAAGAAAACACCTTCCGTCGCATCGAGTGGAGTAGTATCCGTAATCACCAAGCCCATTTGAAAAGTGCTGAGCGTTGGGTCACTAAGGGTAAACTTAGCCTTGAAGAAAGCGCCCTTGCCAATAGTCAACGCAAAGTCAGCGGGTGTGCCCTGAATGAAGTTACTATTATTCAAGGCCGCGCCCGTTGTCATTAGCAACAAACCACCAGCGCCGGGGGTAAGGGCGTTTGTACCAGTACCTACCAGAGTGGTAGTCCAGTCAGTGGCTAGAAAAGTGTGAAAGTCGTCAAACCTTGTATTAAACTTAGTAGGATCCAACTGACCCATGTCGCCAAGGGTGGAAACTTTTGGGATATTAGTAACCCCATGACTGAAGCGAGTAGTGCTCATATAAATCTCCAAGAGGTAACGTCAAAAGGACGTAAGATACTTTACCATACAAGGAAGCGGCCTACCCGCTTGTGGCCCTAATTGTTACAGCATGAAACGATTACTTCAAACGAGACCGATGGCCGGGGCCACGAATACTATATCGTGGCGTAACCTTACGCTTTCCTGGGGTAGTCGGAGCCGTAGTCGGTGGGGTATTATACCCATCAGCTTTCTGCATCCGATTCTTATAATTACGCTTAGGCTCAACTTTGCGGGGCTGACGTTCCATGTTAGAATACGAGCTAGCCCCAGCGTTAACCCGAGGACTGGTGGGTGCTGTAGATGCCGTAGGCTTCTTTCGCTTCCCGCCAAGGATACGCTTACCCACCTTCTTCGTAAGCATACCCGCGACAGGCCCACCCGCCAATTGACTAAGGCCGCCCTTCATACCAACCTTGAGGCCGGCTTTAGCAACCTTACCCAACCCCTTACCAAGTTTCTTCAGGAATCCCACAATATTTCTCCTTACGGCCCATTAGAACCAAACAATCCACGGGGGTCAGTGATCCCCACCGAGAAGCGCATGTAAGTAGCCGCAAGAGCGTTCTTGGTACTAAAGTCATTATCCTGTTGGAACTTAGGCTTCTCACGCCAGAAGAACTTCATGCCCGCCGGAACGTTAGTACGAACAAACCAAGCATTGGGGCTATTAAAATAGTGGTTCATCTTAATACCCTTAGGCAAAGCGTTCGTAGCCTTCAACACGTTAATAGCGTTGTTGGCAGTATCATTCTGAAGAACAGACTTCAAAATCCGATTAGCGTTATACCATTCATCCGGGGCAATGTGCAAAGACTCAGGCATGACACTAATCTTCAAGCCCCTATCCATGACGGTTTTCATAATCTTAATCGTCATGTCTTCCAGGGCAACTTCACTAAGGTCAGCCCCAGGGGTGAGTTGGTTACTAAAATTACCGCCGGTAGCATTTACGTGAGCGTTTGAGATAATCGGCTGCCCATCGGGAGTAGTGTAAAACGTCCCAACAAAGGCGTTGTTGTACAAGAAGGCACCAACATTCTCGGGCGTTTGAGCAATTGAGAAAGCATTCGCTCTAGCCCGTCGATGTGAAACCTCTGCATACAAGTTATCTTCCAATTCCTCATGAGTTACAATATACCCAAGAGCATATGCAACGTGGGCATAAGTAGTCACCCAACCCTGCAATTCAGAGTCATACTCAATAGGAGCGCCTTGGCCCTTTACTGGAGCAAGCCCAAAGCCAGTGACTTGAACATCCTGTTCATAGGCCTTGCGAGAGCTAGTAACTTCGTAAAGGTCAGTGTATTCTACCGGATGGGCATCATACACTTGACCCCAGATTTCTTGCACGCCTGGCCACAGAAGTTTCGGGTGGGAACCAGTATTAATTACGCCGCCTGCCATAATAGTTTCTCCTTAAACGCCAGCAGTGCCGGCAGAAAGTTCATGATTGTTAACCTTAACCAACCATTTCGCAAAGGCACCAAAAGCATTATCCTGCCGTCGAGCCAAGCCAAGCAACTTCAATTGCAACGTAGCGGTAGTAGCCTTCGTCGCAGCATCAGCCGTCCATTTAGAAGTAAACCCATTATTAGCCGCAACGGCCATGTTGATATTAAGACCAACATCGGCCGCTGTCATGGGCGTGCCACTTTCTTGAATCTCAAACACTGTATTTGGATCATCTACAACAGTAGCATACCAGTCAATTGACTGAGCGCCGGCTGGCCGAATGGTTGAGTCCAGATTACTAGGATTCGCCATCAACGATTCCCGAGTACCCAAACCAACCACTACACCACGGATTGCCCCTGTTGCCGCTGCCAATGTAATGGAAGGAACACCATTACTATCAGCAGAACCACCAGACTTCACCGGGTCACCAATAGCGTAACTATTAGTATCTGCGGCGGGAATAACATAGACATTGGCCCCGCCAGTCCAGCAAACACCGCTGGCATAGCTTACTGGCTTCAGTCCCCAAGGACGATTTTCATTAGCCATTACGTTCTCCAAGATTTACGGGTGAACAAATCAGAGGGTTTACCTTTAGTGTACCGGGCATTTACATCTTGAATAGACTCTCCATTAGCATTCAAGCCAACGCGGCCACTTTTCAAGACATCTGCCAGTGATTCATTCTGCTCAATGAGGTCTTTTTGCCCTAGCTCATACAAATGATTAGGGCATTTCATGAGATACATTCTCGTGGGTTGACCAGCCCGGTCTACTTCATCGCCTGATGTAATACTGACTCGGCTACCGAGGTCAGTGCTACCAGAAGTTTTTGCGTCACCGCCAAGATCGAAATTATTGAGGTCTATTTCGTCTTGATCTACAAAGCGGTACCCGGCTCTTTGCGCTCGGTTGATTCGGCCCGCGTCTCCACGGAACCAATGCAAATGATATCCGGGCATGATGGGTGTGTCAAGCCGCAAGGTTGCAGATGACATAGGGATAAAATCTTTTGGAACATCAAAAGATCCAGGAGTATTAGCGGGATTAGTTTCAGTCACAAGAGCGTTCTTACTCATATCATTCTCCAGAAAAATAAATGTCGGTGTATTTCTTCTTCCACGCGTCAAGGGTCTTGTAGCGTTTATCCGCCCCAACAAGCACGTCAGCGTCAGCAAGACAAGCGACTTGCGCTTCTTTTGGGAGGTTAGCCCAAGACTTTCCCCTGGCTGAACCTCCAGGCGTCCCAGCATTTCCACCCTCTACTTTAGACATAATAGCAGAACTACCGCTGCCTTCCTGCGCCAAAAGCTGCCTGACGCATTCATCAAAGAATGCCTTACCTTCTAAAGTATTACCATCTTCTCGAAGATCTTCAGCAATGCGCACAACGGCTTTTGTACGTTTCTTATCTACGTCAAACCAAGGATTTTCTCGAACAAACTCTACATACTCGGGACTAGGTTGATTAACCGTAGAGGATTTTTTATCTGCCGTAGGGGTGGGTTTGTTTAGAGCTTTTTCAGTGGCCGTATTTTCTCGAATACGCTCAAGAACATCTAGCTCAGCATCAGTGTCTTCCTGCTCCCGAGCACGCTTTAGTTCTTCCTTCAACTCTTGCCTAGCCTGTTGAACGGCGCGCTTGTTAGCCTCCAACCAATGAGCCTCCATTTTCTCAATAGCGGCCTCATTGTTAAGAATGTTACTTTC